TTAACTGTTTTTTTCTATCTCGCTGTCAAGCATATCTAAAACCTCTAGGGCCTTAATCATACTAGTTTTGTATGAAAGACCAGTTGCGTCTTCTGTCTCAATTGAATAGTTATTTGGATCAAAAGACTCTGGATCGATGCCAATATATATTAAAGCTGTATATACAATCTCTTCATAAGCTGGCCTGATATCCGCTATAATTTGTAATTTTTTACTATTTGGTATGCTGTTAAAATTCATTTTTCCTCGAATCACCATGTATATAGATCAAAGAATATAGTAACACTTTAAATATCAGATTAAAAGAACTATGGCTCTTGCAATTTAGGTAGACCGTCATGTCTAGGCCCTATTTGCTCATTTTTTTCATTTAACCCTGTTCTAATGCCATTCATCCAGGTCCACGGCTGCTCATGTATTTTTTTCATTTTAGCGTCTCCGTAGGATTGTCTACTTGCCATCAGTTCTGGCTTATCCCATAAATTCTCGACTTTTAGCTCGCATGATTCTAGTAGATCGTTTTTATAAATATTAAAAAAAACAAATGGCATTCCTTGCTCAAATAAAACTGGTTTGCCAATCTTAGTTATCTTCCAATTCATATTAAATTCGTCTGGCCACCAAGAACTAGGAATTGATGCGGTTAATGGACTTGCCCCATCTACAAAATAGTTTGGAGAACCACTAACAAAAGTATCATATCCCTCTTCTGTATTAACCGCCCAACCTGTTACGAATGACATAATTCCTATGATTGAAGGTATAACTATTGCTCTACCTTCAAAAAATTCTCCCTTAAGGACTTTAGGAACATTGTTGCCACCTTCCCATTCTACGACTACATCTTGTTGTAGCTGCATCTCCCAACCATTTACGTTTGCTTCTGAAAGTGGCAAACATCTATAGGCGTGTTTATTGTAGGTTTCATCCATCCAATCTCTTTTTAAACGAGACTGTTTTATAACAGGAGGATTTTGAGTTGTCCTAGTAAGGGTTATATTGGTCATTAATTTAATGGCATTATATTAAGCTCTTTATTTTCTTTAGGAGCTGTTTGTGGTGTTGCTGTTTTTGCATACTGATGATTGTTATCGTTATAATCAAACATTGTTACTGCTGAATACTTTGTACCTGAAGTAACTGCAGAAGATGCATGGGAGTGGGTATATGCCGATGGGAAGAATAGGATGTCTCCCTTTTTCGGAGTATAAGTGATATCGAGGTAAGGGAACCAAAGATCTCCACCTTCGTATCCATCATTTAAGTATGCAATACTTGATACGGTGCAACTATATGAAAATCCGCTGTCTGCATGGACTTGGAAATGCTGACCAACGTTGTATCTAACAAAGTTAATTGATTCCATGAATTCCATTTTAAAATTGTATCTTTTTTCATAGTCTGCTAAACACTTTTTTAATGCTACGTCTGTTTCTTCATAAACAGCTTTGATGTCTTCAAAACCCTCTGGTATATGATCCCAGTAATAAGGTCCTATCTTAAAGTCTACACAGTCTCTGTAGTCTGGCATAACTTCATTGTATCCTACAAGGGCTTCTCTCCATTTTAAGTAATCATCTTTACTATCTGTTAAGCAGGCTTCTAACTTAGAAGGTATATCGAAATCAGGATCAAAAACATCCCTATACAATACAATTGCTAACTTTGGGTCTTCCACGCTGTAAATTTGCATAACTCTCCGTTTATTTAAGTTTCGTAACTGATATAATATATCAGAATAAATCATTCTTATCAAGTGTTAGGGAAAAAATGAAAAATGTTGATACATCACTAATCTTACCAGGTCATTTTGGTACTTCTGCGGATAATATAAAAGTTTTTGAGAACTTTATTGATTTAGAAGATTTAAAGAAAATACAAAAGTTTTTGCCAACGATTAATGAATGGATGGATTCTGGCGAAGATATATATGATGAAAATGGCGTCTGTACATATAGCTCTTCGTATTGGAAAGATCGTCAATGCAGTGGAGAAATATTAAAAAGAGTAGATATTGATGTATATAATATTGTATATAAATATATTACAAAAATGCAAAGAGTGCTAGAAGATTGTTTTAATGTAAAACTTTTTGAAAGAGTACCAGTAATTATAAAATGGAAACCTGGGACAGAACAATTGCCTCATGCTGACAAGCAGTTAAATGATGGATCGCCAAATCCATTCTTTAACTATGATTTAAATTCATTATTTTATTATAATGATGAGTTTGAAGGCGGAGAACTATATTATCCAGAACATGATATTGTAATTACCCCTAAGCCTGGTTTAGCGGTTGCCCATCCTGGTGATATCGGCTACCTACATGGGGTAAAGATGGTTACTTCTGGTGAAAGATACACCACTCCATCATTTTATACAATTACTGAATTACTTTAAGCAACCAAGTCACCTAATGCAACCCAAGTATTTTCAGCTCTTTTTATTAAAGTAGCAGAAGACCACTGAGCCCTAAGCTTAAGTCCAGGCGTTGCATTTATGGTTACACCACCAGTTGCAGTAATCGTTGTTTGCCCAGATCCTGTTTGAAGTACTGTAATTTGACTTCCAACAGGGAATGCTACAGAGGAGTTTAACGGAACAGTTAGAGCATTAGCTGATCCAACATTCATTTCTACTAGTTTATCTTTGTCCGCCAAGACCAGTGTATAGCTAGCTACCTGAGCGTTAGTTACGACATTAGAAGAAGCAAAGTCTAATGATATTGTTCCATTGCCTACTCTTATTTTTTTATTTGTAGAATCCCAAAAAATTCTTGCATCAGTTGTTGACGTGCTTGTTGAAAGCAAAAGGATCGGTGTATAAACTTCTGGACTGGTGAGGGTCTTGTTAGTTAAAATTTCCATTCCATCAAGAGTCGAGAGAGTGCCAGTCGTTGGAAGTGTTATATTTGTATTTGCTGTTGCAGTTAAAGATGTTGTATACGCACCTGAGGTGGTGAAATTTCCACCAAGAGTAAGAGTCGAAGCGTAGTTGACCCAGTTAGTTCCGTTATATCTAAGTACTTGACCAGTTGCTGGGCTTGTCACTATCGTGTCAGAAAGATCATCTAGTGTTGCCGAACCGATTGACCCAGTAGCTCCAGTTGGACCCGTTGGTCCAGTAGCTCCAGTGGGGCCAGCAGGACCTTCGGTGCCTGTGACAATTGGCTCCCATTGTGATGTGCTTATGTTATATTTTTTTAAAACTGTCATTTGAATTCCCTTTTAACAAAATCAACAACCATATAGTAGTGCTATATTTGTGATAGTGTTTTTTGTAGAAAAGTAATTATTTACTATTCTTGTATTGGTAGTGGCAATGGATTTACCTCTACCCATGAAAGTTCTTCTTCATTCCAAATATACATTTTACCATCGTATGGTCTTGGAGTAGGAGCTTGCCAGTCATGATTTTCATCTAGAACCCAAGATGGAAAAGGACTAGGTGAAATAAAAACATCAGCTAATTCATCATAAATATATCCCACACCTGCGTATTGTTTGCGAATATTATTATTATAAGATGTTCTTACGCATCTCTGCCCACGAAACTCACCATAGTATGCTTCCCAGTCAGAAATCCCGTCAACTACTTCGTCTTCGTCTCTTCCTGTTATTACTTCAGTAACTATATTATTTTCATCTAAAAATGCATAATGTGCCATTGTATCTCCTTAAAAAGTTATTGTTCCAGTGCCAGAAGTAAAGAGGTAAACTCTAAACCCAGATCTTGTTACGGTACTTACTGACCAAGTGAGACCTGCACTTATTGTTGTAATCGCTGCACTTGTTGTTGGGTAAGCAATCACTATTATACCAGAACCGCCATTGCCACCTTTGGATCCAGTTGTGTAGTGCGAACCTCCACCGCCTCCTCCACCTGTGTTTGCTCCACCATTTCCACCGGGAGTGTTTGCTTGGGTATTGTTTCCACCTCCACCTCCAGCAGACCCGCTGTTTATGCCAGCACCTCCTGTGGTAGAACCGACAGCACCACCACCACCTCCGCCATTACCTCCATTGCCTCCGGGACCGGAACTGTAGGAAGAACCTCCTCCGCCTCCGCCCCAGTAATAGGAAACACCTGTAATGGTACTGAGCTGTCCAATACCGCCATGGGGGGTGTTGGGTGAATTAGTTCCGTTCTCGCCCGCCCCAGCACCTCCTCCGGGGTAATACTGAGGTCCACCATGACCACCTATGTAACCATTCGCACGAGATGTAACAGTAAGTAGTCCATCTAACATCCCTAAAGTATGTTGGTTTGATGCACCGCCTAAACGACCACCGGGAGCACCACCATTGGAATATCCAGAAGCTCCACCGCCATTAGCGCCAGCATTCCCTACAGCACCCGGAGTATAGTCCCAATAAGAACTTCCTCCATAACCGCCTCCTTTTGATATCACTCTTTCGTAAGATGGAGATTCTATAAAAGTATCTGAACCATTTACGCTTACGGCTGTAAATTGATGGAAGGCAGAGTTCCCATTAATTCCAGATCCATTTCCAAGTCCACCAGCTCCTATTGTCAAAGTATAACTTCCCGGCTGAACGAGGAATGTTCCAGCAGATACGGCACCACCACCACCACCTCCGCCCATGTCGTAGCCTCCACCACCACCGCCTCCTACAACGAGGATTTCAGCAGTAGCGGGAGGGAGGGATGCCCAGTTGTAACCAAGGATAGAACGATATTGTTGACGAAGTGACCATTTGCCACTTGCGCTAGATGTGTTTGGGAATTGTGCCATTAGTTAATCCTTAATTCCATGTTATAATTCCAGTACCAGCAGTGAATGTGGTTACTTTATTTGAACCAACAGTTGAGGTTGTTGATGTCAATCCTGCCCCAACACTGAGGGTATAATAAGAAGGGTATCTCAAGATTACAACACCCGAACCTCCTGAAGCAGCTACGATAGTTGCTCCTTGAGAAACACCTCCACCTCCACCTCCACCTGTATTTGGTGTTCCTGCTACTGCCAATGTGCCGTTAAGGTTACCACCATTTCCTCCGCCACCAGAACCACCAGTTCCATTCCCGTCATCACCAGCTCCTGCACCACCTCCAGCACGAGTTACAGCACTTCCGGTAATAGACGATGAAATACCAGCACCTCCGTTTCCATTAGTTACGCCAGCATTTCCGGCAGCACCAGCTCCTCCTCCGCCACCACCACGGTAAGGTGATGCAGCGTTGCCATTTCCGCCAGAGTATCCTTGAGAGTAAAGACCTGCTGCTCCTAAATGAAGGTTAGTTGCAGAGCCTGCTGGTCCACCACCACCGCCAGAACCACCAGATAGTGGAGCTACGGGAGCGTTTAATCCTCCCCCACGACCTCCTCCAGTTGAAGTTATTGGACCAAAAATAGAATTGGAACCAGAGTTGTTTGCAGAACCACCAGCACCGACTGTGACAGTATATGGGATACCACGAACTACTGATAATGGGCTTTCTACTGAGCCTAGTCCTCCCGTGGATTCTCCAGCTACAGAAGAACGATATCCTCCTGCACCTCCGCCTCCGCCGTTGTTTGCGCTTGTGGCACCTGATCCACCACCACCGCCTCCAGCTGTAACAACATATTCAACATTGATTGAAGTAATATTTGCAGGATATCTAATGTATACGATGCCTGAGCCTCCACTTCCTGCTGCTTGGTTATGCCCAGAGCTTCCTCCACCGCTTCCTGTATTCTGTCCACCTTGTCCACCGGGAGCTTCTCCACCAGCAGTTGCTGCTGAACCGTTAGATTCACCACCTGTTCCTCCAGAACCTTGATTTCCATTACCGTGAGCGCCTCCGCCCCCTCCTCCACCAAGACCGCCAGAACCTCCTCCGACAATATCACCAGAGTCATTTGGGTAATAACTTCCCCCTCCTCCGCCTGCTGCGTAAAGGAATGCTCTACCTGATATTGTGGAAAGACGACCATGACCACCGGGACCAGTGTTTGTGTCTAAATGGTCAAGACCTTGACCACCAGCACCACCTCCTCCTGCGCCTTCACAGTCATTACCGCCTCGTGCTCCTGTTGTATTACCACCTCTAAAACCGTATGAAGCAGCAGATATAATTGCTGATCCAGAGGTTGCTGCTGCCGTAACACCACCGCCCAAAGATGTCTGACCGTTGGTTGAGGCACCCCCTCCTCCTGAACCACCAGCACTGCCAGCATTTGAGTCATGATTACCCCCAGCACCACCACCATAAGCGGTGATTGAAAGGTTTGGACCAGAGATTGAAGAGTCTTTGCCTACTGGACCACGAGCATTGCCAGAGGTCAATCCGGGTCCAGAACCACCACCAACAACTATGGTGTATGTTCCAGAGGTCAATCTGAAAGAACCTTCAACAAAACCTCCTCCACCACCTCCACCACCTACATAACCAGCACCTGAACCACCACCAGCTACTACCAAGAATTCAGCAACAGCGGTTCCAGATGAAATATCCATCGTAAAAGTTTTACTTGTTGTGTTGCTATCAACAACAAATCTATAAACCCAATATTTAGTTCCAAATACATCAATCAGATACGGAACAACACTTGTTGTAGCAATCAATGGAGAACCCCAATTAGAACCCATAACAGCATTGCGTTGCTTTTCTAGCGACCAAGTACCTGTGGAGTTATTGGGGTTAGGAAACTGAGGCATTACAGACCATACCTTGTTTTTAATGAGTTGTAGTTGTACAGCATCTCAGTACGACTTAATCCACGATTATAAACGATAAATTGACCAATTCTTGCATTCCATGTGGAAGATGTACCACCATATTCATCAGTTGAACCAAGGGTTGCACTGACTGAACTTAAATTCAAATCTGCTGCTAAATCCAGACCACTTACTAAAACACTATTATTTTTTAAAATCTGTCTTTGTCTATAGCCATTTCTTCTAAACACAAATATATTCCATGCAGTCATGGTTCCTCCGCTGGCAAATATTCTTTGATCACCAGAGAAACCACCTCCTTGATCAAAATAAATATTTCCATCACCCCATGAGCAGTGAGCAAAAATTCCTCTGCCACTCCCGCTATTGTAAAACTTAAACGCAGCACTATTTACCAAAGAGTTCTGATACATGATTAAATAAATTGTATAACCATTTCTATCGTTAATCTGAAATGAATTTGATTCTGGACCGACCATATTCCCACCTAGAGTTGAAAAATATGGAATTGATCCAGATGTAAAGGTATTATTATTTAATGTAAAATGCCTATTGTTTCCGCTTAGGTCATACCATTTATTGCCAGACCCAGGATAACTAGCTGTATTACCAGCATCTAGATAAAGTTGTAGTCCATCTTTTACGACTGGAAATGTTGATGACCAATTACTGCCTTGAACTGCCTCTTCGACATCGTTTAAAGACCAGATGCCTGAAGCACTAGTTGCAGAAGGGAAGTCTGGCATTAGCTAATCTCTTCGTAACTAGCAATCCCCTCTAGTTTAAGAGTTGTGCTTCCTGTAAGGCGAAGAGAGTCTCCTTCTTCAAGGTAAATAGATTTAGATATAACATCAATAGTTGCTCCGGCGGGTACGACAAGAAGGTGTGCTAATCGATAAGTTGAAGGTGTTGCTGCAGATCTTAATATGTCAACATTTAAAGTAAAGTTTGATGCACCGTCTACATTCGACACGTATAAAGCATTGACTTTAAATACTTTACCACTTGCTGCTGAGTTTGCTACTATTGCAGTTGCAGAGTTGGTAATAGCAAGTAGAGCTGTTTTTCCTGTAATTGTTGTAACGTTAACTATGTTTGGTGCTGCCATGATTTATCCTCCGAATACTATTGCCATAGCTATGGCTTTTCCTGTTGAAGCTTTTGTATTTAGCTGTGTTTGGATTGCGGAAGTAACTCCATCTAAATACCCAATTTCTGTTGCGCTAACAGTACCAATAGAAGTGTCTGATGGAAGTGTAACTGTTCCAGTAAAAGTAGGGCCAACCAAGTTTGCCTTTAATGCTAAATCAGAAGAAGTAACTGGAGTAGTCCACGTTGTTGCATAATCGCTACCAGAAGATTTAGCCAATACCTGCCCAGTTGTTCCACCAGTAGGAACAACAGCGGTACCAGAAACAGAAGTATCAGCCCACAGTACAGTAGTATCAACTGGCGCAGTACTTTGAACAGCAAGTCCCGCTACACCTGCATCACCTTTTGGCCCCACACTGCCCGTAAACTGAACTATGGAATTTGATAGATTTTTATAAAATAGCTTTCCATCAGCATAATTTAGCCCTAGCTCACCATGCTCCAATGTATTTGGAGTTGCAGAAGCTGTTGCACTACGTTTGATTTTAATAACATTAGCCATTTGCTACTCCGTTTTAACTAAAATATTATAACATAAAGCAGTTAGAACGTTCCACCATCAAGTGTGTAGTTGCCTGCAGCTACGTTATCTAAAGTTGAGCTATAAGCCTGTACGTTGGTCCCAATGGCCAATCCAAGAGCTGTACGAGCTCCTGATTCCGTTGTAGAACCGGTACCACCGTTAGCTATAGCAATTGTTGTACCATTCCAAGTTCCTGCAGAAATTGTTCCAAGGGTTGTAATGCTGTCATCGCCAGTATACGTGCCACCAGCCACAGCAGCGAGTGTAGAGTTGTAGGCCTGTACGTTAGTGCCAATTGCTAATCCAAGAGCCGTACGAGCTGCTCCAGCGTCTGT